CTTTGTTGCCTTTACTGCTCTTGCTGCGGAAGTTAATGTTTCGACCAAAACTGCGTATACCATCTTCACTTCACGAACAGTTGATGCGCGGTCGAAGTTTTCTACGACTGACACCTTTTGTTCGGTGGTTAAGCCTTCCTTACGGAAAAGCTTGTTGGTATAGAGAAGTTTTGCGTTTAGAAGATTGACTTCGTGTAGCTTGCCTCGTAGGAGTTGTACAGCCTTACGATATTCTGCGAGCTCTTTTTCAAGGGAAGCCATTTTTTCAGACTTATGCTTTTCCATTTCGTCTTCGGCTTCGAGTTCCTTGAGGATTGCTTCTAAATCCAATTCTTCTTCGCCTTCTTCTTCGTGACCCTTCATTTCTTCACCTTCCATCTTGTTTACATCTGCTGGATTGGTGACGAAAGTATTTACATCAGCTGCGTCTTGTGCGCCTTCTGTTCCAATATGTGAGGTCTTTGCTGGAATTTCTGGCTTTACAGTACCAGCTTCTGGATCTTCTGCTGGGTAGGCTTCATCAGCCTTTTCTTCTTCCTTCTCTTCTTCACCTTCCATACCTTCCTTCATTTCTTCCTTTTCTTCTTCGTGGTCTGGGGTGTGAGCTTCTTCCATTTCTTCCTTTTCTTCTTCGCCTTCCATACTCTTCATATCTTCTTCGAGTTCCTTGATTACTTCGTCAAGGTCGAAATCTGCTTCGGTCCAATCTTCGTACCAATCAGTTTCACCTTCACCAGCATCTTCACCACTGTGGTCATCTTCTGCTGAAGCGAATGCTGCATCTGATGGTTCCTTGTTATCACCTGCACCGATGTCTGATGAGTCAAGATTCATATCTGACTTTTCAGTTGGTTCTGCTGCGTGTGCATCCATTTCCTTAGCAGCTTCCATCTTTGGTGCTTCGTGCTTTTCAGCTTCTGGTGCTTCCTTCTTTTCCATTTCCTTTTCTTCTTCGTCGTGTTCCATGCCTTCTGCTTCTGCACGAAGACGGCGTGATAACATTGACTTGATTTGGGGTGTGAACGTTTCTTCTAATGCAAGCTTTGCATTTTCAATTGCAGTTTGACGAACTGCATCTGCGTCTGCGATAGCTTCTCTTAAAAGCTTGTTCGTGAATTCGAACTCTGCCATAAAATTGCTCTCCTATAAGGATAAAATGACTATTAAAGTCATTACAACGTATGTATACAACAAAAATCACACCCCAAAGGAGGTGTACTATTTAATATATATTACTATATTTCTAAAAACATCAATTTTTAGTTAAAATGTATTATTGTTGTTTTTCTTTTGCGCCTTACTCTCTTCACGCTTTCTACGGCGGAGGGCGTCTTGACTTTTCTTTGCAAGTCTCTTGGACTTCTTTAAATAGAATTCCTTCTTCTTTAAATCTTCCATCAACTCAGCCCGCTTCACTTGCTTGACGAATTGTTGGAGTGCTCTTTCTAAATCTGACTGCTTATCACCTTTAACTTCGACGTACATACTACCTCCGGGTTACCGAGTAACTAATTTATATGCGATTGCAACCATCTCGTTAATAGATTCGTTGCAGAATTTCTTTCTATTTTTTGGGGATAAATTGTGCATAGTAGTGACAAGTAATTTAGCGGTGTACCCATCAATATATTGCTCATCTATCTTTTGAGCCGTTCCAGTCTTAGCAACGTGTAAAATAGATTGTACTTTATTTTCCATATTTGTATGGAATCCCCAAGGACCGACATTAAATATTTCCGGACGGAGACTTCTGAACTTTCTCATTAGTTCACCGGCCTTTGCATTTGCTTCATTTTCCGTATTGGAACCATCTTCCCCATTAAGTTCTTGGCCATCTTCACGTTGCTTGTGATGTACCAATTCATGTGCCAATGTACGTAATACATCAACTGGATGCCGTTCTCCCTTTACCACCACGATTTCATCAGTAGTAGGATTATAGGTACCAAACGACAAGTGTTGGGTAGAATATGCATTACCTTCAAACTTGATGTTCTTCGGTAATGATTTCATACCCAACTCTTTTACGGCAAACTTAATAAATTCCTTTGCTAATTTCATTTTATTTCACTTAGAAATTCGTATACAAGTGAATCGATGCGATTGTATTGTGGGGTAATAATTTTCTTATTTTCATTGATAAATGCCCCGTGAGTACTTGGATTACTGACAATATCAAAACAAATAAGACTGAAATCATCTTGGACTTCTACGGTACTTTCGCCCATTTGACGAACTGACCCCATACCGCGTGATGAGACACCAAGTCGAATATTGTTCTTGATAAGTTCACGAACAATATTACCAGACGGAGTAGAAAGAATTTCAATGTTACCACGAACATCTTTACCTTCAAACCAAAGGTCGGTTACGTTGCAACATACGTTCTTTAAGTTAACTACTGGGCTTTCTGGATGGTCGAGTTCACCTAGTGCGCGACGTTGTGTAACAAAGTTTTCCTTGTACAGTCCTGCTTCTCTCGCAAGAATTTCACGTGGATAAATACGACCATTTTGATTCTTTGCTTCAGCACGTTGAAGAAGAACATTCTTTAACGTTAATGGCTTACTAATATCTGCTGCTTCTGCAAGAAGGTCTTTACCGTATTCGATAACGTTGTATTCAACTAATAAGTTTTTCATATTATCTTCCTCTGATATCCCGAACTTTTCCAGCGAGGTGAAGTAACCGTGCTTCTAACTTTAAAAGTCCTTGTTGGGTACGACGATAAAGTGCTTCACTTGCAAGACCAGATTCTTTTTGTAAACGAGTATTCATTTTTAATACCCGTTCCATTTCTTGAATGTTCTTGTTAACTTCGGAGATTGCTTTAGCAATCTTTTGAGTTGGGGTAGCACTTTCATCTTTCTTATATTCGTGATATCGTACTTTAGCTTCTGCCAAATTTTCTTTTTGGAGTTGTTCTAATGTGTCTGCTCTACGCTTAAGTTCTTCTTCTCCACGATGAGAAAGCTTGTACCCCAATTGGGTAGCAACGTTTTTCATCTTAGCAACATTTTGTTTAATGTTACCACGAAATGCTTTAGGAGTGAGATATGCCCCAGCACCAGCAGATGTACTGATTTCATCTAATTCTTGTTCTAATATTTTACGAATAATAGCTCTAAGTTGTTCTTCGTTGGTCATAGTGACTTAAGCTCCTTGAGAATCTCATAACCGATTAACATTGCGGTCATATGATTTTCCTTGATAACGGTTGCTTTTTCTACCTTTTGTAGTTGAGAAACCACTTCTGCCAACTTGATACGGGTAACTTTGTCCACTACCTTCTTAGCATGTTGTGCTATTTCTTTTGCTAACCGACGACTTTCGGTTTGGGTGTGGGTCTTTAACTTAGAAGTATTAGAAATGTTATAAATATATTCTTGGAGTAAGCGCTTTTGTGCTTCATCCAACGTCTTATACTTTTCATTAAAACGTTCAACCAATATCTTATATGAAAGATAACGAATATCTTCATCTTGACTACGGATGATATTTGCTAATTCGTTATGTTCTTGGATTTCTTTATTAATTACTTTACCTGAAAGATGTTCCACAATAGTAAATTGACTATTTGCTAATTCCTCAATTGTGGTGGTATCACTGATACCGTTTACCGCTGCATCAAAATTCTTATAGATAGATGCGTAAATTTTATACGAAGGAATTCTTGCTGAAAAGAACTCTTTTAAATCAAAATTCTTCTTGATTTCTTTAATTAAAAGGTATTTTTGTGTATTTAGTGCACTTTGGTCAAGATTCTTTCGTTGTTCAGTAACCAGCTTCAATAATTGAAACGCCTTTTGTTCTGAGAGGTTTTGAGCGTTGAAAAATGCCCGATATAGCATCAATTCTTTCCCAAGTTCTTTCTTGGAATTGAAGAATTCACGCATTAATTTAACAGCTATTCCGTTTTGCTTATTTTCCATCACATCAGATGTGATTTGACGTACAAGAAGTTCAAACAGAATGCCGGTATTTCTCAACTTATTGTGCTTGATACTAGATTTCATAAAATAATCCGCCGTAAATGAAAAAATACCTTATCATATATTAAATAGTATGATAATTCCTAGTTCGTTAGTTTTCTAGGTCTAAAATGTTTTCTTCGTTTAAAATACTAGTGGTTGTATTTGTTGGGTTTTTAGCGGCGTTTAGTTGTTTAATTAGACTTGAAACTTCGTAGTTTTCTAATGATAATGGAGACTTTTTAGATGGCTTACGTTGCTGTCCAACTCGAAGTACACCAAGGTTCTCCTTGTGTCCAAGAGGGTCACGACCCCGTGGATGGCTATCTTGACCGAACTTCATTCCAACTTTTGGACGGCCCATTTTTGCCTCTTCAAGTTCTTCTTCACCAAGTTCAGATTCATCTTCGGTTGGTACATCATCTAATGATGCTAACACATCATCTACAGTATCTAGTTTTTTCTCTTCTGGTGCTTCTTCTGTTTCGGTCGGTTGAGCTTCTGGACCAGCTTGTGGTTGTGCTGCTTGTTGAGCCGCAGCTTCCATCTTCGCAATCATCTGTGCATCTTGTTCAACCTTCTTTTGTTCTTCTTGTGCGTCATCTTGAGCAATCTGAAGAATGTTGTGATATACCCAATCACGTGATAAGAACTTACTGGATGCGATATCATTTGCCAACGCAATCTTTTCTTTCCAGAGATTGAGCTTTTCTTGTTCGTAAATGACAGATGGTGAAGTCATTTCAAGTTCAAAGTCAATCAATTCTTCGTCGGTGAATCCTTGAACATATAAATGGATGATTGCAATCTTGGTGAGTTCTGACACCATAATGCGTTGAATACGTTCGATGGTACGTGCGAAACGAACGTCTTGTGCTGCTAACGATGCCTTACCACTATTATCTTCTTCGTACCCAAGGAATGACTTCGGTACCTTGAATGCCGCCATCAATTTGTTACGAAGGTATTCGATATCTTCAATAGCATTGAATTGAAGACCCGGAAGATTGGTGATATCTGTTCCAGAATCCTTACCACGAACTGGAAGATAGAAATCTTCCGTGATATTCATCATATTGTACCGAAGATTATAGTCACCTGTCTTTGGGTCTATTACTGGTGTCTTTTTCATGCGGTCAATAATACGTTGCATGTGCGTATCAATTTCTGCAGCAGGGATATTACCAATATCGACCAAAATCTTACGCTTGTCTGGCGCTCTCATAATACGATGGATTAACATAGCATCTTCCATCAATTGAAGTTGCTTCCAGACACGGCGTCCACCTTCAATCATTGCCTTACCATATGGAAGGAAGTTGGTGTCGGAGAGTAAACGGAAATGTGCGATTTCATAGTTATCGAATTCCTTCTTCCCAAGATTTAAGAAATCATTTTCAATCTTAAATTTAACTGAAAACGGATTTGCTGGGTCTGTACCTTCCACACGAATAGTTTCGTACACGGAAAGTGGGATAACGTTTACAACGCCATACTTTTCATCGATATCAAGGAATAAGAAAAAGTCCCCGTACTTGGCCATATTACGGACCCAAGGCCAGAGATTAAATTCGACATTAAGAATATCGTAAAATAAATTATGGAGGATGTCTTGAATTTGTTGATTTTTTGAGCGGATACTAAGTACTTGACCGAATTCGTCTTTAACAGTTGATTCGTCGGCGTAAATATCCATTACTGATGAAATGATAGGGTCATTATCCATCATATCATAATCACGGAATAATTGTAACCGTGAACCTTGGAATGCAGCCGCGGATTCATAACGACCGCCGGATGCACCATATCCACCCGTCATTGACGAATACACACGATGATACCGGTCAATGCCTCGTCTATTGATGAACGATTGGATATTGTCGGTATCTGCGACTTTTAATCTTTTTCCGCCTACATTTCGGACAACTGTGTTTGTGGTAAACAGTTTCCGTAGACGACCAAACACACTAGTATCTGCCATAACCCCTCACTTAGTAAGTAAGAATTAAATCGACTGCCTTCACAAGTGGAAAGAAGTCAATTTCTTTATTATCTTCTGCCATATCATCAAGTACAAGTCTCATTTCTGCAATTTTACCAGCTAATACCAATTTCATCAACTTCCAGTGGTCTTGGGTAAATACAGAATATGGGGTTTCATTTAGTGATGTTGCTAACATCTTCAATTCAACATATAAACCAGCTAACTTGTCTTGATCTTTTTGACTAAGTTGTGGAGCTAAATCTTCTAAAATACCTTCGATACGCATTAAATCAACTCGATTTTCTACGTTTTCTTTTATTAAATCTTTTAATAAAGTACTCATCTTATTTCTCCACATACTTCTTAAGTAATGTATAATATTTGGGGTTTTCTGTCAAGTGGGCGGCTGCAATTTTTGCAGTCATTACCACATTTCCATTTGTAACATCTTTATGTTCCATTTCTACATTCATGCCCATATGAAATTCGTCGGGACTAAATGTATATCCCATCTTCTTCATAATAGCGTCTGATATCTTTTTGGAGACTTTCATATTACCACTTCCTGCACGACCAATAACGTGCTTTGGTACGTGGGCCTGGGTTTGCACAATTATGACGTGCTCTAAATGACCGGCGACGAGCTGGATTAGACTTCTTAATTCTCATTGTCTTGTCACCGAAATTAACCTTCTTGACGTTTCCAGTACTTGGGTCTTTGACGAATACCTTAAACTTCTTTACATCCCCACGCATTGGTTTTCCAAGCGGAACCTTACGACCGTGATATTCTGCTTCTTCAAGAGGTTCTTGGGATGAACGTAGAATTTGCATTGCAAGACAACGTGGGCAATAATCTTCAATTATATCATCTTCGTTGATAGGTACGCAATTTGGGACCATCTTACCACCCTTGTCCTTCATCCCAACTTGCTTATATCCTTCCCAACATGCTTCGGTCATTTGTTCCATATTATTCTTCCTTTTTCTTAAAGGTCGAAACCATCGTTGGCTTTCCGCCTGGGTTTCCTGCCTTCCGTTTTCTGGTGACTGCCGAACGTTTTTCACCTTTACTCATTGCTGCTGCCGAACGTGCGGGTCTACACTTCGGATACTTTGATGACCCACCCTTTCGTTCTTTTTTACCAGCAGAAGCTCCACACGGTGGATGCTTACCGGTATTGGGGTCTTTTCTAGAAATATCTACCCACTTTTGACGAATCCACTTTCCAAGTTCACCCTTGGTTTGGTACTTTTCGTCAAGGTCAATAGAGACTTCAACTAGTAAATCAGAGAATCGTGTCATACGGGTTTGGACTTGGTTTCTCCACCACGCTTCCGCTTTCTGCGACCTGCGCAATGGGCTCGTTGACTAAAGCCTTTCGGATTACTGCAATTAATAGACTTCTTATATTTTTTCGTCCATTTTTCAGTTATGGAACTCAATCCACATCTTGCTAAGAATTCTTTTGGATTAATTTTGATATTATTTTTTTTGAAATCTCTTAATCTATCCAACGCCATTTCTTTTCTATTGTTAATATCCTTGACTTGATTAAGCATATCAACGACTCCATCAATCATTTCTTTTTGGTCAGAGTCTACTTCTTCAAGTATTATATCAACTAATTTAATCATTTCTTTCCTTTTTTCCACCCGCCACCCATACTCTTATACTTCTTTGCTGCCCATAAGTTAGCGTATGCGGATGGGTAAACTTTGAACTTACGCTTTGCCGCTGCTTTTGCCGCTGCCCACTTATCGGGACTGGTCGGGATATTTCTTTCTAAAATATCACTAATACGAACTGTTCGTATAGCCAAATCTTTAGGGTCAGACGATGTTACTTCTGGTTCATCTGACTTAGCGTCAAAATCACTTTTAGTAGCATCAAATCCGCCCCACGGATATGCTTCTAACAATTCCTTATAAAAGTCTTTATATTCCATTTTACTTTAAGAACTTTAACTTGTAAACAGTTGATGAGATAAGACCAGCGATTTCATCAACGGTATTGTTAAGTTCACCATCTTGTGGAAGTTGACCGCGAGTTTCATCAACGAACTTTTGAAGTCCCGTAAAATAACTCACAGTAGAATCATCTTCAAGGATAGTATTACTTGGTCTATATCCCTTCAAAATACCATAACGACCTTGATACGATTCCACGTAAGCATCAATCAAGTCTACGATATCTTCATAGTATCCTTGTAATGCCTTATGTTGGGCATAGGAAGGAGTTTGAAGATGGAAGATATGTGCTTGTTCTCTACTGGATAATAAGATTGAAATAAACTTCACGACTGGTGACATAATTACTTACCTTCTTTTTGTGATTGGTATCCCTTCTTCTTCATCCAATGTGCGAGTGCCCAAGGATTATCAATTTCCTTGTGCTTCTTCATAGCGAGAACAGTCTTTTCCCAACCTTCAGGTGCTGCTTCACTGACTGATTCAGCCATTGCTGCCATATCTTGGTCAACCGGCTTATCAGTCTTTTCTGCTCCGTGGTCGTATTCATGATACCCAGTATTTGCTTGGTCTAAGTTGTTTTCTGCTACGGCGATGTGGTCTTGAATCCATGCTGGAATGTCCTTTTCTTCCATTCCAATCTTATCTTTTAACTCTGTTGCGTGCTTGATAATGGAATCAAGAGTTTTACTTGCCATTGATACTTCGTGGTCTTCACCAACTGCTTCGTCGGTTTTCTTACCTGCACGAAGTTTTGCGAGGTCATCAGCTTCAATCTTACCGTCCTTATCAACGTCTAGTTGCTTTTGTTTTGCACTCAATTCTTCGTATTGTGCAAGAAGTTCATCGACCTTCTTTTCTTGGTCGGGAGTCATTTGCATTTCCTTGAGCTTCTTTAACTTCATTTCAACACTTACCTTCTTATCACCCTTCTTTTCATCGGCAGCTACAGTTGGAGCTGGTACGGGAGATTCTTCTGTTTCTTCCTTAAGTGCCTTAAGATTAACCAATCCTGACAATCTAATCATATTATTCTCCAACTTCGGTGTAGAAAAGTCTGTATTCTTTTTACTGGTTTGTGCTGCCTGGTATTGCTTATATAAACGGCGTTTTGCCATTATGTACTTATCATTTTTATCTACTTTTCCATCATTATTCACATCTGCGTCTTCGGACCCAGTTGGGTCGTGTCGCTTGTGTTGTGCTTTATATTCAAAATTAAAAAATGTTTTATATTCCATTACTTTTTCCGCTTATCATCACTCTTTGAAGAACCACTTTGTCTAAATGCAGCAGAAGAAGCAGCGGCCCAAAGATAATCTTTCCATTCATCACCATACTTTTTACGGAACTTACTGACTGTCTTTTCGTTACCCATCATATCACGACCAATCTTTCTACGCTTTTCAATTTGACTCTTGGACATTTTACGAGCGCCCTTACGGTCATATGGTTGTGGAACTGACTTTTCGTCAAGACACCCCTCTCCTTCACAAATTTCTTCGTTTTTAGCTTTATATTGTGCATATGCTCTTGCGGCTAATTTACGGCCTGGGTGGTCTTTGTCGTAGCCCAGTAAAGTTTTTACTGTTGCTTCATGTTCCTTTCCATCTGCATCTTTATACTTGATTTTTTGTGAAAGCATGTTTTGTTTTGCAATAGTTTTGTTAAACAAATCTTTTCTTTGTTTATCTACCGCAGCTTGGTCTGACTTACTCCAACTAGATGATGGGTCATCGTCTGGGTTCTTTCTATCCCATTCGGTCACCAAATTATTCATTTCTTCACGAATGATTTCTCGAACCATATTCTTAAAATCTTCTGCTTTCATACTTTACCCCAAAAATAGTATATAAAGACACTACTATATAAGTATAACGTATTTACAGTAACCACCGTAAATTTTCCTTTTCTGGACCTATTTGCATCTCATAAGGATTGTGGTTTAAATTCTTGTTAGTATACACCATAGCGTTTGTCTGATATTTTGCTCCATCTAGAGCTATTTTTGTCAACTCTATCCCTTCTTGACGTAATCTGAGTGCGGTATCTCGTACCCATAGCCCAATACAGAGAGCAAGAACCAAGTCATCATTATATCCACCCAATGCTTCTGGACGGCCATTTTTCCAAATAAATGTTTCAAGTTCTGCAATCATCCGACTAGACCGAATGGTAAACGAATTATCCAACATATATTCTTTGAGTCTAGCAATAATCAACGGTCTAGTACGTTGGGAAATCATAAATCCAGGTACTAACGAAGTCATCTTATCTTCTTTGAGATACTTTCTACTAAGTTGGTGTTCTACGTCAACATATTGTAAATCTCTGGACATATAGAAGAGATTACGGTAATTACGG